GGTGACGGCATGCCCGAGTACAACGAGGACATGAAGCTCGACGAGCTCAAGGAGATCGCCAAAGCGTATGGCGTAGACGCTGACAAGGCCAGATCCAAGAAGGCAGTCATCGAAATGATCGAAGCAGCAAAGGCCGAAGGCGACGAAGCTGACGACGAGATCGGCGACGATGACGCCGAGGAAATCGACGACGGCGAGACTCCTCCTGACGTCGGTGCTGCCATGCCTGAGTAATGCCCGGCAGTCTGAAGGACTTGATCGCGTCCGACGTTGATCTTGTTTTCTTCCAGCTCGACGACTTCGCTGAGACTCACAGAGTCGAAGGCAAAGCGATCAGCATCGTGATCGACAACGACCAACTCGTCAAGATGAAGCAGGGCCAAGTCCTCGGCGTCGCCGAGGCTGACATGCTGATCTTCGCGAGAGTGGCCGACCTTCCGAAGAGAAAAGCTCCCGGCTCTCTGCTCAACGTGGACGGCCGGGAGTTTGTCGTGAACGACTGGACGGAGAACAAGGGCGTCGCTCAGATCTCTCTACGCCAGAACCGGACGGTCTAAGGAGGGAGCGCTATGACTTTAACCAGTATCATCGACAAGGTCACGGAGTGGGCCCAGACGGCGATCTGCGACAAGCTCAGCCTGAAGCTGCCCGACGATGACCGAAACGACAACGAGTTCCCCGGAATAATGACGACGCCGACGGCGTTCGCTATGTTCGTTCCGGCTCAGGACAGACTGCCGCCTCGAGTTCGCGCTCCGATCCCGTCCCTCTGCGTACAGCTGAAGGATGGCAAGGACACGCTCGCAGACGGCAAGCGCACGCTGAAGATGCGCTTCAGCCTCGCAGCATGGAACCCGGGCGAGCACGGCGGCGACGCCGTCGACCCGGTGGAACAGCCCGGCACGCTCGGCGGCAAAAGCTACAAGCCCCGAACGGATCCGGACAAGGTAAACCAGTACACCCGAAACATGGACGGCTGGAGAGACCTCTGGAACTTCGCAGACAAAGCTCTGCAAGCACTGGAGGGCACCGAGTACATCGGCGGCCTGCGTCTCGTCAAAGAGAACGACGGCATCAGCTACGGCCCGTTCACTGAAGAGGGCACGATCTGGGACTACTATCCGTACTGGTTCCTCTGGATCGACTTCACGCTTGAGTGTGGAGCCGTTCACAAGGAGCCGGACATCTACAAAAATTTACTTTAAGGAGTGAAAATCATGGCATATAAACACGGCACCTATGGCGAGCTCACGGCCAGCAAGGTCAAGAGCGCAGCCACCACCGACACCGTCGTGGTGTATGTCGGAACCGCGCCGATCAACCTCGTCAGAGGCTACGCGGACGCGGGGCTCGTGAACGCGCCGATCAAGATCAGCAACATGGTCGACGCGCAGGCCAAAGTCGGCTACTCCGACGACTGGGAAGGCTTCAGTCTTTGCGAAGCCTTCGCCGAGCACTTCGACAACACTGTCGGCAACGTCGGCCCCATCTACATCATCAACGTGCTGGATCCCGCCACTCACCGCAAGGCTGAGGAGACCACCATCTCCGTCGCTTTTTCTGCCGGCCGTGGCGAGTTCGCCAGCTCCAAGATCATCCTCGACACCATCGCGATCGCGGACAAGGTCGAGGGCGTTGACTTCGAGGTCAACTACAACTACAACAGCGGCAAGGTCGTGATCACTTCCCTGAACGACAACGATCGCCTGAACGGCGACATCGCTGTCTCCTTCGTGGAAGTCGATCCCAGCAAGATCGCATCCGCTGACATCATCGGCCAGAAAACCGCAGCCGGCGCATACAGCGGCCTCGCTGCGATCGCTCTGCTCTATCAGAAGGAGAACGTCGTGGCCAACGTTATCGCAGCTCCCGGCTGGAGCCAGATCCCCGCAGTCTACACCGCCATGGTGAGCGCTGCGAACAAGATCAACGGCCACTGGGATGCGTTCGTTGTTGCGGACATCCCTCTGGTGGATGACGGCAACTTGGTCGACACCATCGAGAAGGCTCTCGCATGGAAGGCAACGAACGGCTACACCTCCGAGTTCTCCAAGGTCTGCTGGCCTATGGTGACAGACGGATCCGGCCGCAAGTTCCACCTCTCCACTGTTGCGGCTGCTACCATGCAGCGCATCGACGCGGAGCATGACGGCGTTCCCTTCGAGAGCCCGTCCAACAAGCAGATCATGGCGACCGGCCAGTTCTTCGGCGCAGACAGCAAGAACATGGGCTACGATCAGCAGACCGGCAACGGCCTGAACGAGAAGGGCATCACCACCGCCGTCTACTGGGGCGGCCAGTGGGTGCTCTGGGGCCCTCACACTGCTGCCTTCACCTACGGCGGCGACATGGACGCCCGCGCGATCTTCGACGTGAACATCCGCATGCTGATGCACATCACCAATGGCTTCCAGCTGCGCAACGGCACCAAGATCGACGAGCCCATGAACGTCAACCTGAAGGACGCCATCATCAACAGCGAGCAGGAGATCCTCGACGGCTATGCCGGCATGGGCGCACTGCTCGGCACCCCGACCGTGCTCTTCGTTGAGAGCGAGAACCCCGAGGGCAACCTCATGAACGGCGACTTCGTCTGGAACATCAACGCGACACCGACCGCTCCCTTCAAGAGTGGCACCGCTCGCGTGACCTACACCGACGAAGGCTTCGCAGCTTATTTTGGAGGTGAGAGCTAATGGCATGGATGGATATTAAGGGCGCGATCGTCGCGGACACTGTGTACGCAGACGGCAAGCTCGTCGCGAAAGACGTCGGCTTCACGCTTCCCAGTGTGGCACTCCAGACTGGTGACGTGCAGGCGATGGGTACCATGAGTGTCCCCCTCGTGGGACTGCTCGACGACATGGAGCTGGCGATCACTAAGATCGGCATCGACCTCGGCCTGAGCAAGCTCAGCCGACTGGAGAAGCAGAACATCGAGTTCCGCTGGGTGCAGAACGTCGTCAAGTCTGACGGCTCCAGCTCTGTCGAAGGCTGCAAGGCCTTCGTCCGCTGCATGCCGAAGGCTCTGCCCGGCATCGGCGTGGAAATCGGCAGCGCTGCCGAGAACGAGCTCACCTATGGCGTGAGCCGCTTGCAGATCTATTGCGCCGGCACTGAGTACATGCTCGTCGACCGCTTGAGCCAGAAGCTCCGCATCGACGGCAAGGACTACATGGACGGCATCACCAAGCTGCTGTAAGAACCAAAACGGCCCCGGGGAGACCCCGGGGCTGATATTTTAAGGAGGCTATCATGAACGGAAAAATCAACCTGAAAAACGCCATCGAAATCAATGGCAAGAAGGTCAAGACCCTGACCTATGACACCGACGCGATCACTGCGCAGCAGTTCGCTGAAGCAGACGCGAGAAAAATGAGAGCGAGCGGCTCCAAGGGCGGCAACCTCTCCGGAGCCGTCGAGCTGGACTACTCGTTCCACCTCTATCTCGGCTTCGCTGCGATCGTGGCCGTGAACACTGAGATCGACATCAGCGATCTGGAGCGCATCAAGGGCTACGACGTCATGGAGGTCATGAAGGTGGGCCGAAATTTTATTATGAAACCGGGCGAGGACTCACCCGCCGACGACTCAGTCGAGCAATCCGAGACTACGCCCGAGCCTTCCACACCTCAGTCTCAGAACTCGAAAGGCGACCAGTAACGGCTTTTCTGGTGGAGTACGCCGAAGCGGCTGAAGATCTCGCCGAAGAACAAAAGCGGAGGCAGAAAAACATGCCGCGCCCTCGTATTCCACACCGTAAACGGAGGTGAGGAAAATGGCACAAAGTAAAGCGCTTCAGGCAATAGTCGAGATCGCTGGCTCCATTTCTCCTACCCTCGGGAAATCTATCGAAGAAGCGACCGGAAAGCTGGGCGGCCTGAACCTCAAGGCGCTCGCGGTCGGTGCAGCTGTCGGCGGCATCGCCGTGGCCACGGGCAAGGCAGTCTTTGAGGCTGGCGAGTACCTCGTGGAACTCGGCGGCCGGTTCGATGAAGCGACCGACTCGATCCGCATCGGAACGGGTGCAACCGGCGACGCTCTGGACGCACTGATGGACGACTTCGACGCAGTGTACTCCAGCGTCCCGACCACCATGGAGGACGCCAGCCAAGCGATCGCAGACTACAACACGAGGCTCGGGCTCACCGGCCCAGAGCTTCAGAACATCTCCACGCAGGCCATCCAAGTCGCTG